AAAGGTCTGGAATCAAAAATAATTAATACATGATTAATACAAGTACTAATAGTTCTTTCCCATCTCAGGTTGTACCTCTTGCGGAAAAGCTTAGTTTTGAATATGGCTTGCGAGTAGCACAAGCTATTGAGCATGAGTGGTTTAGAGGCGGAAGAGTTAATAGTAGTAGATGGCATACGGGTTATCAAAACTTTAATAGATTAAGATTATACGCAAGAGCAGAACAACCTGTTCAAAAATACAAAGATGAATTATCAACTAATGGTGATTTATCTTATTTAAATTTAGACTGGAAGCCAGTACCTATTATACCTAAATTTGTAGATATAGTAGTAAATGGTATTAGCTCTAAAAATTACGACATAAAGGCATATGCTCAAGATCCTTATTCTTTAAAACAAAGAACTACATATGCTTCGACAATACTAAGAGATATGTTGTCAAAACCGTTACTAGACAATATACAACAGAACTTAGGTGTTAGTGTTTATAGTACAGCTGATCCTGAAAATTTACCTCAATCAAAAGAAGAGCTTGAAGTACACATGCAATTAAACTATAAACAAAGTGTAGAAATTGCTGAAGAAGAAGTTATTAATAATGTGTTAGCTTTTAATAAATATGATTTAATAAATAAAAGACTTAATGAAGATATAGTTATTATAGGTATTGGAGCTTGTAAAACAAACTTTAATAAATCTGAGGGAGTAACTATAGAATATGTAAATCCTTCAAATCTAGTTTGGTCATATACAAATGATCCTAATTTTCAAGATCTTTATTACGTAGGTGAAATTAAATCATTAAGTTTACCTGAGTTAAAAAAACAATTTCCTAGTTTAAGCAACGAAGAAATGTTGAAAATACAAAAGTATCCAGGTAGAGAAGGTTATTTAAGAAATCCTAATATAGACAATGATTTAGTTCAGGTTTTATATTTTGAATACAAAACTTATATAGATCAAGTATATAAGATAAAACGTACTGAACAAGGTTTAGAAAAAACACTAGAAAAAGAAGATTTTTTTAATCCTCCACCTAGTGATAATTTTGATAGAGTATCTAGAACTATAGAGGTTTTATTTACAGGTTGTAAAGTTTTAGGTGTTGAACAAATGTTGGATTGGAAAATGGCTGAAAATATGACTAGGCCAAACAGTGACTTAACTAAGGTTAATATGAACTACAATATAGTAGCTCCTCATATGTACCAGGGTCGTATAGATTCATTAGTTAATAGAATTACAGGATTTGCTGATATGATTCAATTAACATCGTTAAAGCTACAACAAGTAATTGCAAGGATGGTTCCAGATGGTGTATTTGTAGATGTTGATGGTTTAGCTGAAGTTGATTTAGGTAACGGAACAAACTATAATCCACAAGAAGCATTAAACATGTATTTTCAAACTGGTAGTATAGTTGGTAGATCTTTAACACAAGATGGTGATCCTAACAGAGGTAAGATACCAATACAAGAATTACAAACGTCAAATGCAAATAGTAAGATACAATCTCTTATAGGTACATATCAATATTATTTACAAATGATAAGAGATGTGACTGGTCTTAATGAGGCTAGAGATGGAAGTAAACCTGAAAAAGATGCTTTAGTTGGATTACAAAAGTTAGCAGCTAATGCTTCTAACACGGCAACTAAACATATATTAAATGCAAGCTTATATTTAACATTAAGAACTTGTGAAAACATTTCATTAAGAGTTGCGGATATGTTACAATTTGAATTAACTAATAATGCTTTAAAAGCTAGCATAGGGAAATTTAACACTGCAACATTAGGTGAAATACAAGATCTTCATCTTTACGACTTTGGTGTGTTCTTAGAACTTGAGCCTGAAGAAGAAGAAAAAGCAATGCTTGAACAAAATATACAAATGGCTTTACAACAGCAACAAATATATTTAGAAGATGCTATTGATATTAGAGAGATTAAAAATCTTACATTAGCTAATCAAGTGTTAAAATACAAAAGAACCAAAAAACAACAACAAGAACAAGCTCAACAGCAACAAACCGCACAATCTCAATCTCAAGCAACTCAACAAGCTACTGAAGCTGCTGCTATGCAAGAGGTTGAAAAACAACAAGCATTAGCTGAAACACAAATACAAATCGAACAAGCCAAATCACAATTTGAAATACAGAGGATGGAACAAGATCTTCAAATCAAACAACAGATAATGGCTAAAGAATTTGAATATGATGTTAAGCTTAAACAAATGGATGTTGAAGCTATGGGTAAAAAAGAAAGTTTAATTGAAGATAGAAAAGACAAAAGAACTCAATTACAAGCAACGCAGCAATCTAAAATGATTCAACAGCGCCAAGATGATCTTCCTCCTACAGATTTTGAAGGTGGAGAAGGTATGCAAATACCTCAGTTATCATAACAATTTTTATTAATTTTATATTATTTTATTATGTCAGAAACAAAAGAAGAAGAAGTGAAACAAGAGGGTACGTTTAAGGTTAAAAAACCTAGAAACTTATCTAAAAAAGATGAACCTATTAAAATAGATTTATCTAAACCTAAAACACAATCAGCTGATGCCATTCAAAAGCAAGAAACAGGAGAATTACCTGAGGATAAACGAACCGGAGATATACAAAAGGTGGAAACTAAAGGAAACGAATCCGAGCAAAAGCCCAATGAAACTGCTGCACTTCAAGAAGAAAAACCTATTATCGAAGAAATAATAGATGAAGTAGTTGAAGAAAAAATTGCAGAAGAAATAGTTCAGCTTGGTGAAAAAATGGAAAATAGAGTTAAAACTCCTACACCAGAAGAAGCAAGAGAAGTATCTAAATTACCTGAAAACATAGAGAAAGTTGTAGACTTTATGAAAGATACAGGTGGAACATTAGAAGATTACGTTAGATTAAATGCTGATTACTCTAGTGTAGACAACGATACTTTACTAAAAGAATATTACAAACAAACAAAATCACATCTAGATTCTGAAGAAATAAACTTTTTAATAGAAGATAATTTTTCTTGGGATGAAGATATAGATGAAGAGCGAGACGTAAGAAAAGCGAAACTCGCCTACAAAGAAGAGGTTGCAAAAGCCAAAGGGCATTTGGAAGGTTTAAAGAGCCAATACTACGAGGAAATCAAGTTGAGACCCGGAGTAACTCAAGACCAACAAAAAGCTATGGACTTTTTCAATCGCTACAACGAAGACCAAGATGTAGCAGTGAAACAACACGAGGCGTTTAAAAACAGTACTAACGATTATTTCAACGATGAATTCAAAGGTTTTGATTTCAAAGTCGGTGAGAAAAAATTTAGATATGGTGTAAAAAGTCCAAGTGAAGTTGCTGACAAACAGTCAAATATTTCTAACATAATTAAGAAGTTCTTAAACGAAAATGGAGATGTGACAGACGTTAAAGGTTATCACAAAGCTATGTACGCCGCTCAACATGCGGACACTATTGCACAACATTTTTATGAGCAAGGTAAATCCGATGCTACTAAAGATCTAGTTGCTAAATCCAAAAACATTTCTGACGAGGTCAGATCTACTCCTACAGGAGATGTATTTGTTGGTGGATTAAAGGTTAAAGCTATAAGCGGTATGGATTCTTCAAAACTTAGAATACAAAAAAGAAAATTTAACTAAAAACAACAAACTTAATTATGGGACAAATTAATCCTGTGTTTGGGGCGGTAATCCCTTCTCAATCACAATTAGCTTTGCAAAATAACTATTTGAACTTCGCACAAGGTGGAGCAAATGATTTTGCACAACAATATCTTCCTGAAATCTATGAACAAGAAGTAGAAAGATATGGTAACAGAACATTAAACGGGTTCTTACGTATGGTTGGCGCTGAGATGCCAATGACGTCTGATCAAGTTGTATGGTCTGAACAAAATAGACTACACATTTCTTACAATAACGTAAACTTAACTGGACCAGGTGCTGGTACTTTTGTATTGAATCTACCTACTAACGGTGGTACAATTCAAAACGCTGTTGCTCCAAATGATACTATAGTAGTAATGAACCCACTAACGGGTGTTACTGTTAAAGGTATTGTAGGTGCAGTTGCTGCTGGTGCAGGTACAACTACTGACATTACAGCTTATCCTTTTCAAGTAGCCAACTGGGATGCTTTAGGTATAGCTAATGCTGGTTTAAAAGTGTTTGTATATGGTTCATTATTTGCAAAAGGAACTGCAAGTGGTGTATTCTCTGTACAACCACAATTCACGCAGTTTTCTAATCAACCAATTATCATAAAAGATAGATTCCAAATTAATGGTTCTGATATGGCTCAAATCGGTTGGGTAGAAGTTGCTACAGAAGATGGTACATCAGGATACCTATGGTATCTAAAGTCTGAGTCTGAAACAAGATTACGTTTTGACGATTACTTAGAAATGGCTATGGTTGAAGGTGAACTTGCTGCTGCTGGATCTGCATTCGTTGCTCAATCAGCAAACGTGCCTGGATTTACTGCTGCTGGTGGTGCTGCTGTAGCACACGGTACTGAAGGTCTTTTTGCTGCTATTACCAACAGAGGTAATGTTATGACTGGATACTCTGGTGCAACTGGAATTTCTGATTTTGATCAAGTACTTAAAAATCTTGATACGCAAGGAGCTATTGAAGAGAATATGCTTTTCTTAAATAGATCTATGGATTTAGATTTTGACGATATGCTAGGACAAATTTCATCTGGATTTGCAGGTGGAGTTGCTTATGGTATATTTGAAAACTCTGAAGATATGGCTCTTAATTTAGGTTTCTCTGGTTTCAGAAGAGGTTCTTATGACTTCTACAAAACTAGTTGGAAATACTTAAATGACGCTTCTACAAGAGGTGCAGTTGCTGTTAGCAACATCGAAGGTGTATTAATACCTGCTGGAACTTCAACTGTTTATGACCAAATTCTTGGTACAAACATTAGAAGACCATTCTTGCACGTAAGATACAGAGCTTCTCAAGGAGATGACAGAAGATATAAAAACTGGGTTACTGGTACTGCTGGTGGCGCTTATACTTCTGAACTTGACTCGATGATCGTTAACTGGTTATCTGAAAGATGTCTTGTTACTCAAGCTGCAAATAACTTCGTGTTATTCCAAAGCTAGAATTACTTTAAAGTTTATCCCTGTCTTATCGGCAGGGATATTCTTTATTTTTATCAATTATATTATATTATATTATGTCAAAAACAAAACAAATTGTAGCCCCTAAATGGGAGATTAAAGATAGAACATATCTATTAAAAGCAGGACTAAGTCCTCTAACATATACTTTAGGATCAAGACACAGCTCTAGGTATCCATTACTTTGGTTCGACGAAGAAAAAGGAGCTCAAAGAGAATTAAGGTATGCAACTAATATGAATTCACCATTCATGGATGAACAAAAAGGTGAAGCAACATTAGGTCATATTATATTTGAAGATGGTGTTTTAACGGTATCCAAAGAAAAACAACAATTACAAAAATTGCTTTCTTTATATCATCCAAGATTAGGTGATACTTATCATGAGTTTAAACCTCAACAAATAGCTAATGATGAAATTGATGAAATCAATTATGAGATCGACGCTTTATTAGCAGCGCAAGGAATGGAGATAGAACACGCTGAAGCTGTATTGAGAGTTGAAAAAGGAAGTGCTGTCGGTACAATGACTTCTAAAGAAATAAAAAGAGACATACTATTAATGGCTAAAAAAAATCCAGCTGCTTTTCTAGCAATTGCTAGTGATGAAAACGTAGGATTAAGAAACACTGCCATCGTCTCGGTTGAACAAGGCATTGTTAAAATATCACAAGATCAACGAACTTTTATGTGGGGATCAAATGATAGAAAATTAATGACTGTTCCTTTTGATGAAAATCCTTATTCAGCATTGGCCGCTTGGTTTAAAACTGATGAAGGTGTAGAAGTTTTCAAAACAATTGAGAAAAAACTACAATAACATGTGATTATAAATATAGTGAAGGGTCGATTAAAAACCGGCCCTCATTATTAACTAAAATATTAAAATGGCAATAAACGTAAATACTGTATATCAAACCGTTTTATTAATACTTAATAAAGAACAAAGGGGTTACATGACTCCTTTAGAGTTTAATAAAATAGGTGCTCAAGTTCAAGGAGAAATATTTGAAACTTATTTTGATAGTTTAAATCAACAGTTGCGTACACCACAAGCAGATACAGACTACGCAAATAGAGTCGTAAGTCTTGACGAAAAAATCTCTATATTCAAAACAAGTAATAATGCTGTTTATTCTAACGGTACTTTTCAATTGCCTTCTCAATATTCTGGAACGGCATCTACATCCCAAACTTTTACAATAACAAATCCTGGATTGACTTATACGTTAACTGGATCAAGCGCAACTTTATCAGCTGGTAATTATGTGTCTAATGCTTTTGAAGGAGCAACTGGTTCTGAAATAGAACTAGCATCAACAAGTTATGGCATAAGCGGAACCACGGTAACGGTACCTCAGTATACAGCTGCAAATAAATTAATAATTAATTTATACCCTACAGAATTCTACAGACTGGGTAATGTTATATATACTTTAGGAGCTATACCATCTCACGAGTTACAAAGAGTTCAAAAATCAGAACTTTATCATTTGTTATCTTCTAATCTAACAAAACCATCTACAATATATCCTATATATACTTATGAAAATAATCTTCTTACAGTGTACCCCACATCTATTCAAACAGGTCTTACTGTAGATTATCTTAGAAAACCTATTGCACCTATATGGAATTTTAGTATAGGTGGTAATGGACAATATACTTTTGTCCCATCTACTTCATTTAATTTTGAATTACATCCAGCAGAGCGTATGGAGTTAATATTAAAGATTTTATTATATGCTGGGGTTGTTGTAAAAAGTCCAGAAATAGTAGATATAGCTGCTCAACAAGTTGCTCAAGAAAACCAAAATCAACAAATTTAATAAGATATGCCAAGACCTGATGGTGGTTTAATCACCGAAACTAACAGACAATATTACGCTGGTGCTCAGCAGTTTTACTTAGCCACAGGTGGAAACAACCTAACCTTTACTAGTACATTTGACACTAATTTAATATTTGGTAGTTCAGATCCTTCTAATGGACAATACGGTTTAAATAACTTTACAGTATCCACAAGTGCAAACGCTCAAACTTGGGCAGAACTTACACCTGCTGCATCTGTTGTTAATGCGGTAATTAATCAAAATGGTGGTGTTGCATCTGTTAACATTACAACCACAGTTACTGTTGCTAGTTTAAGAGTTGGTATGACTATATATGGAGCTGGTATAACCGGAAATCCTACTGCTGCTAAAATTACGGTGGTTAATGGTATTAACATAACTTTAGATAAAGCTATAGCTTTGGCTGGCGCAGCCACAACTCCTGTTACATTTCAATTTGATGCACCATTTACAATGTCTGGTAACATCATTACAATTGCTGATACTATACCAAATGCAACTTATGTAAAAATACAACTTAAAGACACTGCTGTACAGGAAAATAGAGGAAGTTATGAATACACGAAATTACACGATGTTATAGATAATTTTTTAATTGCTTTCGTAGGTGCTGGTAAAATTATACCTAGTGTTAAAAGAACCGATGTTATATTTCATGCTAAGCGTGGTTTACAAGAGTTTAGCTATGATACTTTAAAAAGCATTAGATCACAAGAATTAACAATACCACCTAGCTTAAGTTTAATAATCCCTCAAGATTATGTTAATTATGTCAGATTTTCTTGGATAGATCAAAGAGGTGTTCAACACACTATATATCCAGCTAACACATTAACTACAAACCCATATAGCAACCCTGTTCAAGATAACTTTGGAACACCAACACAAGATAATTTTGATTCAAACTTAACTGGTACTTCACAAACTGAAGCTGCTTGGGAAAGTAATGATCCTAGAAATATTAGCGGTGCTTTTGTAGAAACATTTTCACAAGATGGTATATTTGGTAGAAGTTTTTATGATGGATCTTATGGGCAGAGATATGGTATGAATCCTGAAACAAGCCAAAGAAATGGTTGGTTTACTATAAATGAAAGAAACGGAACATTTGATTTTACAAGTGAATTAAGTAATAAGCTAATAGTTGTAGAATACATATCAGATGGAAATGCTTATGATCTAGATGCTAAAATACCTAAACTAGCAGAAGACGCTTTGTATTCTCACATAGCACATGGTATATTAGCTTCAACGGCTCAAACGCCTGAGTATCTTGTGCAAAGATTTAAAAGAGAAAGAAGTGCTAAACTAAGAAATGCTAAGATTAGATTATCTAATATAAAATTAGATCAGATAATACAAGTTATGAGAAATCAATCTAAATGGATTAAATACTAAGTTATGATAAATAATAAAAAAACAAATAAAAAGCAACTAAAACATCATGGAAATCCTGTGATGGGAGGTTCTGGAGGTATTGGATTTATTGGTGGAGCAGGTGTAAAAGCCGTGACAGGAGCAATGGGTTTAGTAAAAAATGTTTTAACTAGAGGTGCAAAAAGTATTAAAGGTAAGACTACTTCTTTTAAGTCAAAACCGGTTAATTTCAAAGGTCCTAATCCAGCTCATAACACAGGTGCTGGTGGAAATAGTTATCCAAGCGGAAGATAAATATATATAAATGGCAGAAATTAAAAACAGTTTTCTAAAATCCAAGATGAATAAAGACTTGGATGATAGATTAGTACCTAATGGTGAATATAGAGACGCACAGAATGTATCTGTAGGTAAATCAGAAGATGATGATATAGGCGCTTTAGAAACTATCCTAGGCAACGTATCTATAGCTAGTTTAGGAACAGCAGCTTCTAATAGAAATGTTCAAGCTATAGGTGTTTTAGCAGATGAAGCAAGGCAGCAGTTTTATATATTTTATACCGATTACACGGGTAACGATCCATTTGCTCCTTCTTCAAATGTTCATTATATTTATTTATTTAATCCTATTAAAAATATATTTCAGAAATTAGTTGAAGGAAAGTTTTTAAACTTTTCAACACAATTTCCTGTTGAAACTACTTTAGTTGAAGATTTATTGTTTTTTACAGACAATAGAAATCAACCAAGAAAAATTAACATAACTAGATCTTTAGGTTATTATACTTTAGAAAACCAATTATCTGTTGCAAAATATAATCCTTATTTACCTATATCATTACTTAAAAGTTCTTCTGGAACTATAAATTCAAGAATTAACAATAGTAGTTTTACTTTAAACAATATTTCTAGTTCGACAACTAACTCCGCTACCACAAATGTTTCAACCATAACGGTTATAACTGACGTAAGACTTATACAACCTGGTATGATAATTGGTTACACGGGTATTGCTGTAAATAAATTTATTACAATATTAGATGTTTCTGTAAATGGATTAATAGCAACATTAGTATTATCAGAAAATGTAACTATAGCAAGCGGTATATCAATAAATTTTTATCCTAATTTTAGAACTTTCTCTAGACTTGTTTCAACATCGATAAAAGCAACTGAATATAGGTACATAGCATCATGGGCTGGTGCTACAGCTACTATAGAGGTTTATTCTACACCACTTTTTCTTCCTACTTTAACTAGCGGAGAAAAAATAACATTTTTTGATACCACAATGACTAACGAGTCATTAAATGATAATTGGCCTGGAGATCCAGATCTTTTAAAAGATAAGTTTGTAAGGTTTAGTTATAGATTTCAATTTGATGATGGTGAGTTTTCAATAATGGCTCCATTCACTCAAATTGCTTTTATACCAAAACAACAAGGATACTTTGTAAAAGGAGATCAAGAAGCTGCCTATAGAAGTACTGTGTTACAGTGGATGGAAAACAATGTACAGAACGTTGAATTAATAATTCCTTTACCTGATAAAGCTGTTGAACTTGGTTCTGAAGTAAATTCAAAATATAAAATTACCGCTATAGAACTTATATATAAAGAATCAGAATCTTTAGCTACTAGAATTTTAGAAAAAATTCCTATATCAGATATAAACTGTAGTGATTGTGTAGAGACTGCTGATTTAAATTATTATACTTATAATTTTCAGTCTAGAAAACCTTATAAAACGTTACCTACTATTCAAACAACAAGAGTTTACGATAAGGTTCCAACTAGAGCTTTAGCCCAAGAAACTGCTGGTAATAGAATAATTTATGGAAACTTCTGGAATCAACACACTCCTCCTAATACTTTAAATTATAGGCTAGGCGTAAGTCAAAAAATAAATGGAAGTGAAGGTAAAAACTTTATGGAATACCCAAACCATTCTTTAAAACAAAACAGAACATATCAAGCGGGTGTTATTTTAGCTGATAAATGGGGAAGACAATCTAGCGTTATATTATCTAGTGTTCAGGAAAAAGAAACACAAGAAATAGCATCTCCTTATACTAAATATGGAGGATCTACAGTTTACAATGGTTATAAAAAAGGTATAGTATCAACTAGAAACATTGGAACAACAAATTCAAGTTTAACATTATCATACCCTCAATTAGGAATACAAAAAGGAATGATAATATCTGGTGGAGGTATTGATGCTAAAGAAGAAATTACAGTGAACGATATAGTTCAATCAGCAACTACTACGACTTTAACTTTAACAGCTGCTAAAACTATAGCTTCAAATTCTACTCTTTATTTTAACGAAGTAAACGCAGGTCAATGGTTTGGAGACGCTTTACAACTATCTTTTGATTCACCAATTACATCAGGTCGTATTATAGGATCTACACCAAACAATCCTTTTGAAGCAAATGGAGAACCTGGTTTATATGCTATACCATTAGGAGATGGATTAGGTTTTTATGTATCTAATACAACAGTTCAATCACAAATACTTGATAACACGTACTTGTTTAAAATAATAAGTGCTACTTCGCCTATTGCTAATAGGCCAGTTATGGGTTCTTTTTTTAGAGGTCAAGATACTGATTTTGTAAAAGTAACTGGTATATCTACAACAACGGTGGGTAATATTATAGAATACACATTAACGTTTAACGGTTTATTATCTGAAATATATACTGATACTTCTGTAGCCGCTTTTCAAAACACAATACCTTATTATGCTTATGATTTAAATGCTACTGGATGGTATTCTTATAAAATAGTAGTAAAACAACAAGAGCAAGAATATTACAATGTTTACCTTCCAGGTGTTTTAGCGGGTTATCCTGGTCAACCATTACCTTCTAATGGTATAACAATAGACAACAATTTAGCTAATGGAGGAACTGGATCTACAAGTATTTTGTATGCAGGAGCCAGTTATTCTGGACTAGCTGAACTTATAGAACCTCGCATGGTGGTAAGTGGTGGTGGTCTTACAGCTCCATTACCTGTAGTAATAGGTACACTACAAAATCCTATTAATTTTGAAGTTTTGGTTGATCGAGACGTGGTGGTCGGTGCTAATGCGACACTTAATTATGCAATGCCAAAAGATTTTGAAGATTTTCCAACTGGTGAAATTGGAGCAACAGCTAATACAGTTTTAATAAATGATAACATAAATAAAGTTCCAAGAGACTTAACAGAACTTGGTCCAGAACAAAGACAATTTAGAAGTTCTGTTCAGTTATTTGGTAGAGTTTCTAACAACTTATACAATAAAAATATTCAATATTATCCAGGAACTCTAACGGATACAGCAATAAGTATTTCTACAGCTAATGATTCTAATTTTAAACCAAATTCAATATTAGAAAATAATTATCAAAATTTTTATCAAATAGATACAAATCCTTTAATAGCTAGAATAGAAACACAAACTCAATCTGAAACAATAGCAACAAGAGGTGGTGCGTCTGGCTCGCCTAGTCCAGGTGCAGATGTTACATTGACACTTTCTTCTGCCCCTACACCTCCAATTTTGCCTGGTATGATTATTACAGATACTGTTACAAAAGCGGTATATGGCTCTGTTAATTCTGTTATAAGTCCTACAGAAATAAAATGTAGGCTTGCTCAAGATATGCCAACCACTCAGTTGAGTTTAACTTTTACAGCAACTATTGGTTCTCCTAGTGGAAGATCTTTAATAGAGGATTTTACATTAATGCAACCTACCCTTGCTATTTATGAAACAGAACCTGTAGAATCTTTATTAGACTTATATTGGGAGTCATCAACTTCTGGTTTAATAGCTGATTTAAATAGAGATATAGCTTTGAATTTTGATAATACTGTTCCAGATAGATTTAGCAATTTTACTTTTACATTAAACGAAAACACAGCTATTGGAACTAACATAACTAGCTCTTTTATTCCTCAAAATAAAAATGGGGATTTTACAGATACGTTTATAAACATGAAGGTTTTAAATGGAAACGGGATTAATTCTACAGATAAGTTTGAGTTAGTATCTACCATAACGTTAGAAGCTGGGGTTAGTGTTACTAGGTACACAATTAAAACAGCAGCTGTTTTTGATTACACTCATGATTCAGCAACGGTAGATGTTTATAATTTTTATATGACAGTAAGAAGTCCTTTTAATAGGCCTGGTACTTTACCTACTAACGGTAGTAATTTAATAACTTTTAAAGGATCTTTAACAAATACAGCACCCGTTAATCAAGGAACAGCAGGATCTGTAACAAAAGCCTCTGCTTTTATAGGACAAATGGTTTCTTTATATTCTTTTGACAATGGATCGGCTTCAGGCTCTAAAGATGGTTTAAAGTTTGTAACAAATTCATATACAAACGATGGAGCTGATTATTTTAATTTAGATGAATTTACAGGAAGTTTAACAAAAACAGCTATAGCACCAGCTGGAACATACTATTTGTCTTATCAAGTTAATGATTCTTGGAATGGACATACATTGGGGCTAGGCACTGGAGCTAATACTCCTAGCGCTTTTACAATTGTAATAACCTAACAAAATAAGTGATAATAAACAATGGCAGGAGCAAGAATAGAAATAGCATATTTTAACACCTTTTGGCTTAAAAAACTAAAAAGCTTGAATGATCAAGGGGCAACAATTCCAGAGTTTAATAGTATTGTTCCTGGAAGCACGCCATCTGTACTTGCTAATAATCTTCCTAACGACTTCACGGTTTGTCCAGGCGGTACTGGATGCACTATTTATCTTCCGTCTTTAGATGCTTCTGAAGATTGGTATATAGAAGAATCAAGAATTAGAGGAGGTTACAACAACACTAATGTTGACTACGGGGTAAAAGCTTATTTAACTGAAGAGTTTCCCGCGGCACAACATAGATTTAATTCTTTAATTTATTCTGGAATATATAATTCTAGAACTGGAGTAAACGAAACAAATCAATTTCCGGTAGGAGAATCTATAACTAGAAGTTTAGATCCAGCTTATGTTTCTATACAAAAGCTTTATGCAGAAAATACAAATTTAACTATATTTCAAGAAGAAAAAGTTAGTAAAGCTTTAATTGATAAAGATGCTATATATTCTGCTGAAGGTCAAGGAATAACAACTGCTGGAGCAAGAGTTATAGGTCAAACAGTACCTTACGCTGGTGAGTATGGTATATCTACAGATCCAGGAAGTTTTGCACAATATGGTTACAGAATTTATTTTACAGATAGAAGAAGAAATTGTGTGTGTAGATTATCTAGAGATGGTATAACTGAAATATCATCTTATGGTATGCATGATTATTTTAGGGATGAACTTTCTTCATTAAGTGTAGACTCTGTTGTTGGAGGTTTTAACGAGCATACTAAAAACTATATAATATCAATCCAAACTCCAAACTCTCTATATCCTAATGCAGACACTGCTTACACTACATCTGCGTTTGATGAATCAGTTAGTGGTTGGCCAAGTTTTTATAAATTCAAACCTGAACTAATGTCTAGTTTAGGGCCTAATTTTTATTCATTTTATAGAGGAGAAATATGGCAACATTACACAGACCAATCTGGTGTTAATAATAATTATGCACAATTTTATGGAGTTACATATAATTCTTCAGTTAGTATAATTTTAAACAGGAAACCTTCTTTGGTTAAAAACTTTAAAACTTTAAACTATGAAGGTGCTGTTGGATGGGAAGCAGCTTCTTTTTCAACTAGTGCGGGAGACGTAACTTTTCCTATAACTAAATTTGTAGAACAAACTTCTTTATCAGGACTAGAAGCTAATTTATTTACAAATAGCTTTAAGAAAAAAGAAAACAAATTTTTTGCCAACTTAATGAATAACTCAACTGCAACAGCTGGAGAAATATTATGGGGACAAGATTCTACTGGAGTAAAAGGGTTTTTCTCTACAGTAGTAATGACATTAAATAACTCTTTATATCCAACTACAAAATCGGAATTGTTTGCGGTATCATCAGAGTATGTAGAATCATCATATTAACATAAGCATGAAAAAATATTTAAATTATGGGACTTTTTAGCGGAATAGGTAAAATGATTGGCGGATTCGCTAAAAGAGCAGCTGCAAAAAGAGCTCAAAGAGCAGCTAGATTCGCAAAGGAAGAAGCGACAGGTAAATTGAATTCGCTGGAAAATTCAAGACAAAATCTTGTAAATCCTTATGATAATGTAAAAGACTTAAGTGCGTTAGCATCTGATCTTTCAGGCAAACTATCAAATCCATTTGCATCTTTAGGTGTGGCCACTGGTGCTGCAGAAATGCAAAATGAACAAACAGATGTTGCTTTAGCAAATACTTTAGACACTATTAGAGCAACCGGAGGTGGAGCTGGTGGAGCAACTGCATTAGCTCAAGCTGCTCTTCAGAGTAAAAAAGGTGTTTCAGCTAGTATAGAAAGTCAAGAAGCTTCTAATGCTAAGCTTAAAGCTCAAGGTCAGCAACAATTAGAAAGAGCTACTCTTGAAGAAGGTAAAAGAATACAAAATACTGAAATCAATGAAGGAGCTAGAGAACAAAATGCTATGGCTAGAGGTAGAGCTTTTGAATTTAACGCAACAGAAACTAGACAAAATAATAAGATTAATTACACTAGACAAGTAAGAGATAGAGCAGAGCGTAGAGAATTAGGCGCAGCACAACAAAAAGCTAACGCCGTTGGAGATATTGCTGGTGGCATAGGCGGAGCACTCGATAGCGCTTTTTAAAGGCAATTAGAAATTAAAAAAAATGAGTTTAAAAGAACAGTTAATAAAAAACAAAGCGCAAAACCTGCAGAATCAATTTGAAGTTTCAACACAGCAAGCTAGGTTATCTTATCAGTTAGGAGATGAGTTTGATGCTGATATAGAGGTTAATTATGATTATTTGTATGAACCTTTTATACATGAATATGCTGATCTTCAATTAAAACTAGACAATGGAACTAGCAAAAATCCTGCTTATGATAGACAAAAAGTAAAAGAAATAATAGACAGTGTAGAGGTTATTAAAAATGCATTAGAAAACGTAATGTCTAACACAGAAATATGGTCAACAGGCGTTATAATGGCTGGAAATCAAGGCGGTATTGACTTAATGGGAACTCCTAGTAGTAGATACAAAGCAATAAATATTTTAGGAGATTTTTTAAAAGGTATAATAAGAATAGTTGCTGTAGATGATGATATAAATAAATTAGCTTGGGAAATATATACTACCGATGGTGAGTTTGTAGAAAGAATGTTTTTAAATAAAATAAATAAACTATCTGAAACTCAAAACATGTTTGTTAGTATACCTGATGTTAGAGCTCAGAATATAGATTTTAAAAAGATAAGTAATGAAATATTTGAAACTCAAAAATTAGGAGATGAACAAGTTTTAACTGGTGGTGTAACAGAGTCTTATAGAAAACTTGATAAAAACGGTGACTTAGATTTAATAACAAAACCAGTTAGAGGCAACATAGTACAAGATTTTTATACAATAGACAAAGAAGCTATAGCAAACAGTTTACAATTTAATACAGAAATGAAAGCTATTTCTTCAGGTATACTTAGTGATAACGATGGTGCTATAGCTTTTAACAACAACATACTTTCAAAGGTTACAGATCATTTTTTAACACCCTCCTTAGCGCTTATGCCTAACGAACAAGAAAAATTTAAAGAAGATTATAAAACATGGTTTTTAGAAAAAGAAGTAGGTAAAATATTTCCTTTTGGAGAAGCTAGACAAAAAGAACAAGAAGTTAAGCAAGAAGAAAAAGAAGAAGCTGTAGCTTTAGATAAACAAGCTCAAGAAGAAATGGTTTAAAATTATTTTATGGCAAATTGTAAAGAATTACATAAAGAAGGTACTCCGGAATATGACGCTTGCGTAGAGCAGAAAAAAGCAAAAGAACTTAATGTAGATAAGATTAAAGAAGAAAAGTTAGATGAAGTTATAGTTGACGCTGAAAAGCCAAAAGAAATAATTCCTATTGTAGAAAAAAACGCTGAAGGTTTAGAAATTGTTAAACAAGAACCTAAAACAAAAGATAAATCAAAAGATTTAGTAGAAAAAGCCTCTTATGTATTAAATACTCTAACGCCCTTTAATATTGATCCTGAGGCTGGTAGTTTCTGGCAAGATACAAAAGCTTGGTTAGGAAATTTAGAGAACAAAACTTCTACAGCTTTAGATATAGTAGACACTGCATCGGATATTGTTGGGAAAGAAATAAAACTTGCAAATTTAAAATTTGAAAACCTTAAAGGTGTTAAAGAATCTTATAAGGTAATAGGTAAAAATTTAGGTGCAGATACTTTTGAAAATATAGACGCACCTACATATAACGCTGTACAAGAGTTAGCTTTACAACAGCTTATATTTGAAAAAAAGAAAAATTTAAAAGCTTCAGAATTAAACGATCCAGAAAATTATATGCCAACTGGTATTGAAATTTGGGGAGAAACTGCTAGACTATTGTTAAACTCTCTCCCATATGCTAGTGGAGAAAAAACAACACCAGTAGATATATCTGCTCAAGGATTAGGTATAGATACAGACCTTGCCATTGTTGATGCTATTTCTGATTTTTATGGTTACGCTAGAAATGGATGGTTAATAGGAGAAGAGATTCAGCCTATTTACAAAATGTTTAATAGTAATGAAGAGGATCAGATAAAAAATACCCAAGCTTATGTGGCAAAAAACGCTAATACAATAGCTTTAAACTATACTTCTGATGAGTTCAAAGATTATCAAAATGATATAAAAATAAACCTTAAAAAAGGAAATAGTAGTTGGTGGTCGGTGAGTAAAGCTTTGTTTAAAAACCCAGATGTTCTTTTGACTTCTGGTATGCAGTCTTTAATGATGAATGCCAGCAATGTTATAAATGCTGAAGGAGCTAGAGAAAGAGGTATTGAAGCTGCTACAGAAGGAGCTGCAACTGCAGCGGTAGTTACAAAAAATCCTATTGCTACAGGTGTTGGGTTTGTATCGGGTTTAGGAGCAGGAACTATGGAGTTTTTAGAACTTAATGTAACCGCTTTAGAAACTCTTAACGATGTAATTAAAGCAGCAAAATTAGGGGAAAGTATAGCGGATTTAACTGAAGAGCAAATTCTTGATTTATTTACTGATAAAAAGAAAATGCAAGAAATACTTAAAATCTCTACAGATAGAAGTAAAGTTGTAAGTGCTGGAACTTATATTGCTGCTATGCTTAGTTTTACTGGTGGTAGAGCTATGAGTGCTAGAGGTATTAGTGCATTAAAAACTTTAGCAACGTTAGGTGTATCAAATATGGCAGCAGAAGCGGCTATAGAAGCTTTAGCTTTAAAAGTTCAAGGTAAAGATTTAAGAACAGTAGAATCAGCTGAAAGTGTGCAATTAGAAGCTTTTTCTATTAGTGGTCCATCGGTTTTTTCTAGTATAGCATCTGTTTCAAAAGGTATTAATCAATCAAATATTGCTAGAAAAGCACAAAAAATAGCTAATAAAAACGGTTTTAGTTTAGCTGATGTATTTAGTGGAAATCCTAATGCAACAGGAGTAGAAATAATAAACAGTGGTCTTGATCAAGGTCAAATGGAATTATTATTAAATTCTTTAGTTCAAAGTAAAGGATTAAGCATAGAAGAAGGAAAAGAAATATTAATAAACTTTCAAAATTTAAAAGCATTTGTAAATCAAACTAAATCTTTAGCAAAAAAATTTAATTTTGACGATGCACAAATAGCTAGAATATCTGATATTTACTCGGAAATTAATGAAAATGAAAAATTAATAAATCAATATAAAAACGCATCCGCCTTGACAGCACCTTTGTTAGATGCTAATGCTAAATTAAATACAGAGCTTGAAGATATAATAGCTTCAGGAACTGGTATTACACAAGGAGAAACTTTAGATGAAGTTTTTGTAGATGCTAAATCTAAAAAACAACAAGATAAAAGAGGTCAAAAAATTGATGATTTAGCGGGTAAGAGAAAAGATAATGGGCAATATGAAACAACTAAAGAAGAGTGGGATAATGGAGGAGCTGATAAAGCTATCACCGATATATTTACTCAACCTGATCCTATAACTAATAAACCAGGTTTATTAAATAGTGTTATTGCGAGTAAAATAACTTTTCAGATGTCTCAATTGCCTAATTTTTCTCCAGAAGACTTTATAAGTGCTACTGTATTAGAATTAATACCTCATATAAGAAATTTTAATCCTGAGCAAAACGATAGTTTAAATGGTTGGATTATACCACAAATACAAAATAAAGTAAAAAATGCTTTAAAAAAAGGAAAATCTGGAACAAAAGAAACATTTGAATCTTCAATACAAAGTGGATCAGTAGATGGTAAAGAAATACAAATTGAAGATGATTCAACACAAATAGAAACAGAAGCTGAAACTCAAATAGAACCTATTAAAGTTGTTGGGGATATGTTAGCAGATATAGCTGGTATTGATTCAGAGACTACAACCGCTGCCGCTGATCAAACTATAAAAAGTCCTATTGAAATAGAGAAAAAAGGAAGCCCAAGGCAAGCTGTTAAAGATGTATCTGATATAGGTAAAGCTAAGTTTTACGAAATGATAATAGAGGCTTTTGGTGGTCCATTAGGCACAAAAGATAATAAAATTGGTAACTTTATCACGTTTCTTGAGGCAAACGGTATTAATATATTAAGAATACTTGAAAACGAAAATAGTATAAAAAACAATCAATTATCAGGTTTATATATTCCTAAAAAAGTAGGTAGAACAACGGGTAAATTTGACAAAGGAGCAGGTAAAGGGGTTTTTACTTATAACAATCCAAAACCTACTACGCAAGATTTAATTAATTTCTTGACAGATCCTAACACGGGGATGACCACTTTAAGAAATAGACAAGAAAAATTTGCTGACATACTAGCTGGTTTACTTAATAGAGCTAAAACTAAAGAATTAGGTGATACTAAAAAAGGTGCACAAATATTAGGAGAATCCCAATTAATAACAAGCCAACCAAAAATAAAAAAAGAACAAATTCCAGAAAAAGTAGCTGAAATATTATCACAAATCGATATAGTTGTTGGAAAATTAGATGCTGTTGGTAAAAATCAAATAGGTTCTGGTGTTAGCCCTGCGTTAATTGCTAACCTTTTAAGTGGAGGATTAAAACTACTTAAATCTGGTATACAAGGAAGTGTTAGCTTAGCGCAAGCATTAGGTAGATTAAAAAGATACATAGCTAATAAAGCTAAAAATTCTACATTAGCTGATATTATAACTAGATATTTTGTTGATAAAGCTACTACTGGTAAAGTTAGTGAAATTAATGAAAACTCTGTAGCACAAATATTAACAGAGTTTGCTGTTGTAACAGGTAGTGTTGATATATTATTAAGTAAACATAACTTAGGCAAAACTTACAATTTAAAAACAAAAGATGGTATTAAAAAATATATAGCAGATTTAAAAAAATATGTATTTCCTTATTTCCCTAAAAACTTCTTTTTTGGTAAAAAAGGTACTATATTTAGAACAAGCAGTAGAATGGCTGGTAAAGATTTAGATGCTTTTTATGTTTCTGAGCTTGAAAATGCAAGAGATACTTTCACTAATTGGGGTGATGACTTTGTTCAAGGCGATAATTTAACTCAAACAGCTTATAAAACTAAAGACGGTGGAATAATAAGAGATGTAAAAACTATTGAAAAAAATAAAGGAAAAAAAATAGACGATTGGAATGCTAAAAACATGTCTATAGGAGAGCAAATGTGGTCTAGAATAAATCAAGCTATAAAAGCAGACAAAAATAGCGCTGTTGCTATAGCTGGATACCTACAACTAGTTGGCAATAATGTAAAGCATCCTCATAAAATGATGGCCGAGTTTCTAGGTTACACAGGAAAACCTGGAAAAAATGGTTTAAGATATGAGCATGCAATGCCCGCTACAGCGGCTTATATATATTTATTAGATGCTTCATTAAGCGGGAAAAATTTTGAAATAGAGTTTAAAAATATTATAAAAAATTATAAACTTATAGCTTTAGATGTAAATGATGACAACAAAATAAACAAAGTATCTTATGATGGCACTAAGCTTTATTTAAAAACTCGTATGAATCCAGGTTGGTTAGTAGAAACTGGAAAGTGGTATGATAGATATTTTAATAACTTAGTTGCAGCGATAGATGGAGGTATTGATCCTAATTCTATCATAATGTTAGATGGTAGAACTTTAGCTGAAACATTTGGTATAAAAACTTCTCAAGGAAGACCAGAGGCTGTTATTGTAGACGCTAACGTTAAGAGTACAGATAAAATAGCTGAAGGTCAAAAAGCTGTAGAAAATAATCCTAATTTAATTCCTAAAGAACCAGTTGATCTTAGTAAAGATTTTAATATAATACTTGAAGAATCAGAAGGTATTGGTCAAGATAAAGTTTACTCTGATATAGGAGCTAGAAAATCAGGTAGTAATAAAGGTAGATATAAATTTTTTATGCCTCCTGGTGCTCAAGATTTTGAGCTTTTAATATATAACTTTTTAGGAAAAGGCAAGTTAGGAGAAAAACAAAAGAGATTTTTTGAAGAAAATCTTTTTAAACCTTACTCTAAAGGTATTGCAAAAATGGAAAACTATAGAGCTCAGTTGATGGATGACTTTGAAGCTTTAAAAAAATTGATGCCTGGTGTTAATACAAAATTAGGTGATAAGATTAAAAGTTTAGAATATACAAATAGCCAAGCTATAAGAGTTTTTTTATGGGATCAATCTGGTTTTGATATACCTGGTATTTCTAAAACAGACAAAAACAAATTATTAGCTTATGTAAATAAAAATCCTGATTTAATAGAATTTTCAAAAGGTCTTACAGCTTTAAGTAAACAAGATCAATGGATTAAGCCAGATGCTTATTGGGATAGTGGAAGTATAGTAAAAGACGTTAATGATCTTGTCAGTAAGATTGGTAGGAAACAACAACTAGAACAGTTTGTTGCTAATGCTGATGTTATATTTTCTAAAGATAATTTGAATAAAATAGAAGCTGTCTATGGAATAGAATTAAGAGAAGCTATACAAGATATATTGTATCGTATGAAAAATGGTACTAACAGACCTTCTAACGCTGATAGATTAACAAATAGTTTTACTAATTGGCTTAATAATTCTGTTGGAGCCATAATGTTTATGAATACTAAATCAGCAACGTTACAATTATTGTCTATGTTGAATTACATTAATCATAGAGAAAATAATCCTATAGCTGTTGCTAAAGCTGTTTTAAATGTAAAACAATACGGTAAAGATGTATACACAATACTTTCTAGTCCTAAAATAAAAAGAAGATTTGCCGGTGAAGGTAGAGGTGTTAATGAAGCAGAGATTTCAAGTGCTGTTAGTGGTTCTACAAACAAAATGTCCGCAATGATTTCTTATTTATTAAAAATAGGTTTTACACCAACAAGAGCTGCTGATGCCGCTGCGATTGGATTAGGTGGTGCTCCGTATTATAGAAATAAAATAAATGCTTATAAAAAACAAGGTTTATCAGATAAAGAAGCAGAAGCAAGAGCTTGGGATGATTTCTCTGAAACCACAGAAAAGTTTCAACAGTCTTCTGATCCTATGCTTATTTCACAACAACAAGCTAGTGTATTAGGTAGATTTATTTTAGCTTTTCAAAATACTCCCATGCAATATACTAGAAGCATGGTAAAAGATGGAAAAGATTTAACAAACAGAAGAAGAATATCAGGTTTAACACAATCAGAAAGTGATAGAGTTTACATAAGTAGAATATTATATTATGGAGCTGTGCAGAATTTTATGTTTGCTGCATTATCTAATGCATTATTTGCTTTAGTACCTGGATTTGACGATGAAGAAAAAGAACTAGATAAAGAACAACAGTTAATACAAAACAAACAAATTAGAATTATCAACAATATGATTGATACAGTTTTAAGAGGTAGTGGTGTATACGGAGCTATTGTTTCTACGCTTAAAAATGTTGCATTAAAATATAACCAAGAAGAAGGTAAAACACCTTTTAATAAAGATCATAGAAATACTTTATTAGAAATAATGAATTTATCTCCACCTGTAGGTTCTAAGTTTAGAAAAATTAATAATGCTTTAAAAATAAAAGATTGGGATAGTGATATTATTGAAAAAAGAGGATGGGATGTTATGATGGATGGAAGAGTTAACTTAAGTCCTTCTTATTCTGTATTTGGTAATGTTGTAGAGGGTGTAACAAATATTCCTTTAGCTCGTATGACTGAAGAAGTAGCAAGGCTTAGTGAAATGTTAGATTCTAGAAATACATCCATGCAAAGAATTGCTTTAGGATTAGGTTGGAGAACTTGGGATGTAAACGCTGATAATGAAGAACACGATTTAATTAAAATAGAAACTAAACAAAACAAAGAACAAAAAAGAAAACAAAAAGTTATAGATGATAGAGAAGAAAGAAAAAGAATAGCTGAAGAAAAAAAATATGAGGGAAAAACTGATGAAGAAATAAAGTTAATAAAACAAAAAGATTCTTTAACTGGTACTAATAGATCAGAACAAATAAAATCTTTATTAGATTTAGGTTTAACTAAAAAAGAAATTAAAGAACTTAAATATGAAGATGATAGAGTTAATAAAATAATAGAACTAACAAATAAATAATATGAAATCACCGTTACTTAAAAAAATGACTAAAGGACCCAAATGCTGGAAAGGATATAAAGCACAAGGTAAGAAAAAATCTCCTAGTGGAAAGAAAAATCCCGATGGAAGTCCAAAAATGGTTAACAATTGTGTTAAAATTGGATCTAAAAAGAAAAAATAACTATGGCTTTTAAAATACACCAAATGTATCACAAAAACGGAGACAGTAAAAAAGCTGAAACTCCAAAAGAACACCTAGCTTTAAAAGAGAAAGGATATAATCACGATAAACGAAGAAAAAAATGAAATTATGGAAAATTGCCCTTATTGCACTAATTGTTACTGT